GACGCGGAAATGGAGCATATCAGGGGCAAAACATTCCCCAACTATGCACTTATGAAAATATCCGCCTGGCATAAGGTGCAGGGCGATATTGTGGAATGGTGGAATCCGCTTAAAAGCTATGATTGGGTGTATTCCAGCAAGGTCTTTGATTTTACACCGGAAAATTTATATCTGCCAGAAAATACGATCAAGGGCGGCACTGGCTATACGGACGTACCGATTTGGCAAACGCTGCGGCCGGAAACGGACGGACTTTTCCCGGATTACAGCATTTATCCGGCCTGCGACTATGCGATAGGCTACATAACGCGGGGCTGCCCGAATAATTGTCGTTGGTGTTTGGTTCCTGCCAAGGAGGGTGGTATCAGGCCTTATCGACACTGGCGGCAGTTGGTCAGGCCGGATAGCCAAAAGCTGGTGCTTATGGATAATAACATTTTAGCCAGCGATTTTGGCATTGCCGAGTTGGAGAGTATGACCGGCAGCGGTTATGCTATCGACCTTAATCAGGGCATGGACGCGCGGCTGGTTGATGAGCGGATTGCCCAAATTCTGGCCGGGCTGAAATGGATCAGGTTTATTCGCTTTAGCTGTGATCAGTTAAGCCAGATCGAGCCAATAAAGCGCGTTGCTGAACTGCTGGGCAAATATGGCGTTAAACCGTACCGGTTGTTTATCTATCTGTTGGTAACGGCAGATATAGAAAATGCCGTTCAGCGTGTGGAGGCGTTGAAAAAACTGGGGCCGGTTACAATTTACGCCCAAGCAGAGCGGAACGAGCGGCAGGGGATCGTGCCCAACAAAATGCAGTTGGAATTTGCGCAGCGTTATGTTTACAGCGGGCGGTTTCGTCAGGAAAGCTGGGAGCAGTATTTAGAGAGGCATAAGGAATTAGGAGGGCTGCAAAATGAATCTGGTTAGAAAATATCAGGGTGCGGTTAATCGAGCGCAGGGCAGACAGTTTGAAAAGTATATAGAAATCAGCTTGGCCTATTACCGGCAGGCCGGTTTGGCAATGGTGGAGAAAACACCCGAACCAATGGCGCCTTGTCAGTCGTTGAAAAACGGAAAGTTCGTGGCTTATTTTCAGAAAAAGGCCCAGCCGGACTACCAGGGTACGCTGGCTGGCGGTCTTTCAGTTGTATTTGAGGCTAAATATACCGCTGGTGAAACAATGGAGCAAAGCCGCGTTTCCGTTGAACAGGCTAAATGCCTGGCTCTGCATCAGGAGTTAGGTGCGGTTTGTTTTGTGTTGGCTGGCTTTGGGTTGCAAAATGTTTATGCGGTTCCCTGGGAGCTTTGGCATAACATGCAGGATCATTTTGGGCGCAAATATGTAACTAAGAGCGATCTGGAGCCATATAGAGTGCCACTTGGCAAGGATAACATATTGCTTTTGTTTTAGATGTTCAGAAAGGAGGCGCGTCTAATGTCGGAAATCAGCAGGTATGAAGAATATGAAAATAAGTTGCAAAAGCTTTGCGAAGATAATGATTTATCGTTTGATTTGGAGCTGAACCAATATCCAATAACTTTAACAATCAGGCCGAATGGTAATGCGGCGCAGTTGGTTTTGTTTGAGCCGCCGCAGGAAGAGCCAATCGGTCAGCCTGCCGCTATTTGCTTTTCGTTTGAAAATGGCGAATTAAGATACAGCTTTTCTCGCTCTTTTGCTATAAGAGATGATCTGTTAAGCAAGATCAAGAGTTTGTTTAAGAATATTTATTTTTATTGGTTGCAATTCTTTTTCCGCGAGGTTTGGGAGAAAGAAATGCTGCTTGCCGGCCAGATGCCGCATAAGCAGGAAAATTAGTCTGGCTGGCGGCTGAAAGCGGGAGGGGATAATGAAAGCTAATAAGTGTGTGTTTTGCGGGGCTGATTGTGCGTCAGAGTTGCATATCTGCCCGAACTGCTTAAAAGCTGGCGGCATTGAAGCCGGGGAAAACTTGCAGGATATTGCGGCGATTATCAGTATGGCCGCCGATACGGACAAAAACTTAAAAAACGGTATGAACGGCATTTTGCATATGGCCGGCCGCTTAAAAAATGGAGGAATAACTATGAATAGAATTACGTTGACCGAAAAACAAAGAGAAATTGTTGCGCGTTTGGGTGACGCAACATATACGCCGGAATATTTGGAAAAATGGCTGAACCGCACCGACAGCGTTTATATCAATGCGCCGGCCGCTTTATCTGCGATGGGAGCGCAAGGTTTTTACAGTGCGGTTCTGGCCATAGAAAGGGCCGAAATTGCCGCGGAATCTGACGGAACGCCGGAGGGCGAAACAAAGCCGCCAGCCGTGCCTGCCGATAAGCCCAAAAGAGGTAAAAGGACAAAAACAGAGGTGACACAAAATGAAACAGGCAAGATTTAATGCAAGATGCCCTTTTGAAATAGGCGATAGGATACAAGATGCCAAAACTGGGCGAGTAAGGACAATAACCGATATTTTGTGTTTACATTTTTTAAAAAGTATGAGAATTGAATTTGCTTATGAGCTGGATAACAGCGGCGAATTTGTTAAAATCAGAAATACTGGAAAAGTAAAGGAAAGTTATGTAGGTATAAGTATCTAAATAACAAGCGAAAGGAAAAGCAACAATGAAAACTATCTCAATTATCAATTTGAAAGGCGGCGTGGCTAAGACTATTTCCGCCGCTAACATGGCGTATATTTTGGCGGTGGTGCAGGGCCGGCGCGTTTTGCTGGTCGACAATGACAAGCAGGGCAACGCCTCCAAACTCTTTGGCCGGCACAGTTATGACCGGTTGAGCCTGGCGGAGGTTCTGACCGACCGCAACGCGCCGCTGGCGGAAATCATCACACCGACGGAATTTGCCGGGCTTGACCTGCTGCCGGCCAACATGACGCTGTTGCAGGCCAATATGCAGATCATGCTGGATACGGCGCGCCAGCGTGAAACACGCCTAAAAAAGGCTTTGGCCATAGTGGCCGGGCAGTATGACTATTGCCTTATAGATAACGCGCCGGATATAAATATCAGCGTTATAAACGCGCTGGTGGCCTCTGATTATGTACTGATTCCGATAAAAATAGATAATTTCGCTTTTGACGGCTTGAAAGAGCTGAAAGAGCAGATTGTGAACACGCAGGAGGATCTGAACCCGGATTTGCGCCTGCTGGGCTGTTTCGTTACCTGTTATCAGCATAACGATGTGAACCGGCAGGGCGAGGAATGGCTGAAAGCGCAAAAAGATTATCCGTTGTTTGATACGCATATTCGCCGCACCGAAAAAGTTGATGAAAGCACTTTTGCCGCTATGCCGATCCTGCTTTATTCCCGGCGCTGCGGCGCGGCTTTGGATTATCTGAAATTGGTTGACGAGTTGTTAAGCAAAACGGAAAGTTTGTCCGAATTGGACAAAAAGGCGGTGTGAACATGGGCAAATTTAATCTGGCGTCCCTGCTGGATAATCAGGCGCAGCAAAAGGCAGGAAAGCCGCAGGCCGGCAAAGATAATTTTGAAATCGTGCCGATAAGCGTTTTTGATATTGAGCCGTCCGCGGATAATTTCTATTCGGTGGAGCAAATAGAAGAATTGAAAACAGCAATCGAACTGGCTGGCGGCATTAAGCAAAACGGCGTGGTCGTGCCGCTGGGGAACGGTAAATATAAGGTGATAGCCGGCCACCGCCGTCGTCTGGCTTTACTGAAGCTGGTGAAAGAGGGTAAGCCGGAGTATGAATTTTTCCCCTGCAAGATTGAAAGCAGCGAGGCCGAGGCGCAAAAGCAGGCCGATCGCGAAGAGCTGCTTTTGATTTTAACCAATTCCCAGCGCGAGAAAACAGATTGGGAGAAAATGGAGGAGGTGCGGCGCCTGCGCCTTATTCTGGAAAGGAACGGTCAAAAAGGCATAAGGCATAAGCTGGCGGCGGCGTTGGAGACTTCACCGACAGCGATTGGCCGGTTGGACGCTATCTCAAAGCACCTTATACCAGAATTTAAGGAGGAAATGCGCGAGCAGCGGCTGGGTGTTTCCGCTGCTTATGAGTTGTCCGGGCTGCCGGAGGCGGAGCAGCAGCAGGCTTTAAGAGAATATGCGGCAGATCAGGGCTTTTCAGTGGCAGCAGTACGCGGGAAAAAGAAGGCGGCCGCAGAGATGCAAAAAACAGAGCCGATATTGCCGCCAGCAGACAGCGAAAATAAGAATACAGAAAACACTTTGCGGCTGATCGGGGCGGCGCAGAAATTTTTGCGTGAGCTGGCGGCGCAAAAGGCTGTTGACAGTGAGGTTTTGGCCGTGATCATGAAAGCTGTTGATTTTTACAAGCGGCGGGAGGGCTGGAAAGATTAATTAAAGAAAGGGTGATGCGGCAGTATGGACAAACAGGCGGTTGTAGCAATTTTAGAGTTTTATAAAAATATTGATGAGGAAATTCTTTTGCGGAAAAAGGCGGCCGCTGAATTGGAGGAGCGCTATTATTCGCCGTTGGGCTGCGTTGCTTATGACGGTATGCCGAAAGGCCAGGGCGGCGTTGCCCGACCGACCGAAAATACCGTCTTAAATGTGCCGGCCTGGGTCAGCTCTGATCTGCGCAATTTACAGCGCGAGCAAAGGAAATTGTACCGCTTAAAAACGGCAATACGTCAGGAATTGAACCGCCTGCCCTACATACAAAAGGCGGTTATCGCCATGTTTTATCTGGACGGGCTGCAATGGGTGCGAATAGCCGCGCGGATTCATTACAGCGAAAGGCATTGCAAAAATATTCGCGACTGTGCGCTGGCGGCTCTGGCGCGGCGTTTTTCGGACAACAAAACGATCGCCGGATATGTTTTTCCCAAATAAAAAAGATTGCCCGCCATTGCCCGATTTATATGCTATAATTGGTATAGTCAAGGGTTTGGAAAAATTAAAAATGTGTTTTTTTCGTAAGCCAAAAAATAATAATGAACTTCAATTAGTTTTGAGGTTCATTATTATTTTTTAGGTTTCCGAAATGACCTGCCGGCGGCGGAAATAAAAACAAACGAAAGGTGATGCGGCTTGGCCAGAAAAAGAAATCCGAATCGTGATACAGCAAAGCAGCATTGGCTGGCCAGCTTTGGCACGATAACCACCAAGCAGCTGGCGGCAGAGGCCGGGGTTTCGGAAAGCCGGGTGCGTAAATGGAAAAGCGAGGACGGCTGGAAAGAGGCTCTGGCTAAGCAGCAGCGCAAACGCGGCGGCCAGCCTGGCAATAAAAACGCGGTAGGCGGCGGCGCGCCGTTTGGCAACCGCAACGCTGAAACGCACGGCGCATACAGCAAGGTACATCTGGCCGATCTGCTGCCGGAGCAGCGCGCTTATATTGAATCTATCACGCTGGACAGCGCCGAAAATATGCTGCGTGAATTGCAGCTATTGATCGCCAAGGAGGACGATCTAAAAAAACGCATTAAGCAGTTGGAAAACGAAAGCGTTGATACCCTGCACGTTGATAAGGTGGTGGAAATGCTGGTGCCCGGTAAGGCTGGCGGCGGTGCCGGGCCGGAGGCGGACAAGGCGCTGAATATCGCCATGCAGACCGTTATCAAGGCCAGTCCCTTTGACCGGGCCTTAAAACTGGAAACGGAACGCACCCGGACGCATGGGCGGATCATTAAACTGTTGGACAGCATTAAAGCCTATGAGTTGGAAAGCCGACGGTTAGAGTTGGAAGAGCGCAAATATCGGCTGGCCAAGCAAAAGCTAGTTGGCGAATTTGAAATAGACCCGGACACCGGGGAAATCGACGACGAGAACGAACGGCCGGAATAGGTCGGGCGCGGGTAGGTTCTGCCAGCCGGCGGCAGCCTGCGGGTTCGATCCGAGGCGCAGGGCTTGGTTAGTTATAAAAAATTTTTGAACACTTCCGCCTTTTGGCGGGTGTTTTTTTGAGAGGGGTGTTAAAAAAACAGTGCGTATTGGAACGTAGGGGGTGTGGGCTTGAAGCTTTATAACGCCAAGGCTGTGGCGCGGTTTTTGGATTTGTCCGAACGCCGGGTGCGCCAGCTGCGCGACGAAAAAGTTATTGAAGAGTATCGCCCTGGCCTTTATGATCTTATGGCTACCAACCGCCGCTATATAAATTATCTGCGCCGGCGCAACCCGGAAAGCGAGGAACATATTGATTATCAGACGGAGCGTGCAAAGCTGGTGCGGGTGAAACGGCAGAATGAGGAGTTGGATTTGCAGTTAAAAGAAAATAAATTGCATAGTTCGGAGGATATAGAAAAAGTTATGGGCAGTATGTTGACCAATTTCAAGACCCGGCTGATGGCTGTGCCGGCTAAACTGGCGCCGATATTGAGCAAAAAGACCAAAAAGGCGGATATTTTTACGATCTTGAAAAACGCGGTTGACGAGGCGTTGAACGAACTGGCCGATTTTGACGCGGCCTTTGGCGAGGCAGAGGATTCGGAGCATGAAACCAGCGACGCTTAAATTATTCAGAAAGATTTTTGCCACGCTGAAACCGCCGCCGAATATTACCTTATCGGAATGGGCGGACAAATACCGCTATTTATCCGCTAAATCGTCGGCCGAACCGGGTAAATGGCATACGGACAGAACGCCTTATCTGCGCGAGGTTATGGACGCGATAACCGATATACGGACGGAGAAAGTGGTGTTTATGAGCTGCGCGCAGGTGGGCAAAACGGACGGGCTGATCTTAAATACGATCGGTTACTATATTCATTATGATCCGGCCGCCATTATCGCCATGCAGCCAACGGTTAAGCTAGCGGAGGCGTTCAGTAAAGACCGCCTGGCGATGATGCTGGAGGATACGCCGGCGCTGCGCGGCAAGGTCAACGATAAGAGCCGCAACAGCGGCAACACGATTTTGCAGAAAAATTTTCCGGGCGGGCACGTTACCATGATCGGCGCCAATTCGGCGAACGATTTGCGCAGCCGGCCAGTCCGGATCCTGCTGGCGGACGAAATCGACGGCTATCCGGCTACCGCCGGCAAAGACGGCGATCCTTTGGCGCTGGCCGAAAAAAGGCTCACTACCTTTTGGAACCGCAAGGAGGTTTATGTGTCCACGCCGACGGTTAAGGGCTTGTCGCGGATCGAGGTGGAATTTGAACATTCCACGCAGGAGGAATGGCAGGTGCCCTGCCCGGTATGCGGCGAGTTGCAGCCGTTGAAATGGGAAAATATTATTTTTGATAAAAATAATCTGGACGATATTTCCTGCGTCTGCACTAAATGCGGCGTGGTTTCCAATGAAGTCGAGTGGAAAGAGCGTTTCACTGCGGGAAAATTCGTTGCTAAATTCCCTGGCCGCCGGGTGCGCGGTTTTCATCTTAATACTTTGGCATCGCTGCTTTGCAGCTGGCGGGAGATTGTCGAGAAATTCCTCAAGGCCAAAGAGGAAGTAAAAAAAGGCAATATTGAGCTGATGAAAAGCTGGACGAACACCGAAATGGGCGAGGTTTGGGCGGAAAAGGGCGAGCAGCTGGACGAAAAAGCGCTTATGAAACGGCGCGAAAAATATAACTGTGAAGTTCCCGCCGAGGTGATAGCGCTGACCGCCGGCATTGACACGCAGGACGATCGCTTTGAAATTGAGGTTGTCGGCTGGGGTGAGGGCAAGGAAAGCTGGGGTATTAAATATGCGGTGATTTACGGCGATTTGAAACAGCCGGAGGTTTGGCAGGAACTCGACGCCTTTTTGCTGCAAAGCTTTAGCAAAGCGGACGGTACCAAACTGAAAATAATTGCCGCCTGCATGGACAGCGGCGGGCATTTTCCGAATCAGGTTTATAAATTCTGCAAGCCTAAATGGAACCGACGCGTATTTGCGATCAAGGGCAAGGGCGGCGCGGAGGTGCCTTATTATGGCCGTCCGTCAACCAACAATCCGGTCAAATGTCCGCTGTTTACGCTGGGCGTGGATATCGGTAAATCTATCCTGCTTGATATGTTAAAGGTAGAACTGACCGACGAGAATGGCGAGGATTTGGAAAATACGCCGGGTTACTGCCACTTTCCCCGCGAAAAAGACCGCGGCTATAATCTGGAATATTTCGTCGGTCTGACCTCGGAGCAAAGGGTTATGACCTATAAAAAGGGCCGGGCGGTTTACAACTGGGTAATTAAAGATACCCGGCATAAGCGCAACGAGGCGCTGGACTGCCGCAACTATGCTATGGCCGCTCTGGAAATAGCGAACCCGGTGTTAAAAAAGGCCGACAAAACGGTTGTGCCGTTAGCCGGCGCCAAACCAAAAGGCGGCCGGCGCAAGCGATCAGGAGGTATTATCTAAATGGCAAAGCGAGTTAAAACGGCGTTAGCAATAGCGACTAAACATTACGAAGCTTGGCTGGAGGCTGAATTGGAGCTGACCACGGCGCAGTCCTATTCCCTGGGGACTAGGACGCTGACGCGCGCTAATCTGGCCGAGATCCGCAAGCAGATCGAATTTTGGGAAAATAAAATTGCGGAGCTGCAAAATCGGGAGCTGACTGGTGGCCGCAGCCGGGCTGTGCGCGTGGTGCCGCGCGATTTATAAAAAGCGGGAGGCGATAGTCTTTTGAATATTATCGACAAAGTGGTAACGGCAGTATCGCCGGAACGGGGCCTAAAGCGTGCGCAGGCGCGCCGGGGCTTGGAGATCGTCAAAAATTCCGGTTATTCGCATTATGGCGCGAACCGGACGAAAAAATCGCTGCTGGGCTGGATTTTTCACGGCGGCAGCGCCAAGGAGGATATTGAGGATAATCTTGACGTTTTGCGCCAGCGTTCGCGCGATTTGTATATGGGCGTGCCGCTGGCGGCCGGCGCGCTGAAAACCTATCGGACAAATGTGGTGGGTATGGGACTGCGGCTGAAAAGCCAGGTGGATTCCGAATTTCTGCGTTTGGACGAAGATGCGGCGCGGCTGCTGGAAACCAAAATTGAAAGAGAGTTTGCGCTTTGGGCGGATTCTACCGCCTGCGATTTGGAGCGTTTGGACAATTTTTGCGAACTTCAGCAGCTGGCTTTCCTTAATTGGCTGCTGAGCGGCGACGTTTTGGTGCTGCTGCCGGTTACACGGCGCGCCAATATGCCTTATGATCTGCGTGTGCGCCTGTTGGAGGCCGACCGCCTCAGTAATCCCTGGGGCAGTATCGATCCGCGTATTGTCGGCGGTGTGGAGGTAAACGACGCGGGCGAGGTGGTAGCTTATCATATCAGCACGCACCATCCGTTGTCCTGGGAGCATGCGGAAACCAAATGGCAGCGCGTGGAGGCTTATGGCCGGCAGACCGGGCGGCGGAACGTGCTGCATATTATGAACCGGGAGCGCATCGGCCAGCGGCGCGGCGTGCCGCTGCTGGCCCCGGTTATTGAGGCGCTTAAACAGCTGGGCCGCTATACCGACGCCGAATTGGTGGCGGCGGTGGTGTCCGGCCTGTTTACGATCTTTATTGAAAAGGATAAAGCCTCCAGCGACGCGGCTTTGGGCGAGATTATACCGGAGGAGGAGCAGGTGGACAGCGCCGACGATAACAGCGTGGAGCTTTCGCCGGGTCTGGTTTGGGATCTGGATCAGGGCGAGCACGCCAAGGAGATCAATCCCAGCCGGCCCAACCCGGTGTTTGAAAATTTTGTGTCGGCTATCTGCCGGCAGATCGGCGCAGCTTTGGAAATTCCTTATGAGGTGCTGTTGAAAACCTTTAATTCGTCGTATTCGGCCAGCCGCGCATCACTGTTGGAGTTCTGGAAAGCGGTTAAAATGTACCGTGCCTGGCTGGTGACGGATTTTTGCC